TTGAGGCACCGAGGGTTGATCCTAAAGCCGAGTCATGGAAAAAGGATAATCCTTGGTTTGGCTCAGACGATGAAATGACAGGGTTTGTCTTGGCGTATCACTCCAAGCTTATTAAGCAAGGCGTCGATGCATCGTCTGATGAGTACTACGAGAAATTAAACACTCGTATGAGACAAGTGTTCCCGGAATACTTTGACGCCGAGGAGCCGCCTGAACGAGTTCAGCGTCCAGTAAGGTCAAATGTGGCACCTGCTACGCGCAGCGTTACTCCTAAGAAAGTAAAGCTGACACAAAAACAGGTTGATTACGCTAATCGCTACAAGATACCTCTTGAGGTATACGCACGCGAAGTAGCAAAACTTCAAAGGAATTGAAATGGAAAAGCAAGAACGAGGTCAACGCGAGTCAAGGGAAACGGTAGAGCGTCCGAAGCAGTGGATGCCGCCGCAGTTACTTCCTGATCCGACACCGGAGCCAGGTTATAACTTCCGTTGGATTCGTATTAGTACTTTGGGTGAGGCTGATCCACGTCACATTTCTTCCAAGTTACGTGAAGGCTGGGAACCTGTTAAAGCGTCGATGCATCCTGAAATCCAGATGATGGCTGGTCAAACCTCGCGGTTTCCAGACAGCATTGAGATCGGTGGTCTGTTGCTTTGCAAAACACCTTCTGAAATGGTTGGTCAACGCAATGAGTTTTATCAGAAACAAACTGATGCTCAGATGCAATCTGTAGACAATAACTTCATGCGAGAAAATGACTCAAGAATGCCGCTGTTTAAAGACCGGCAGAGCAAAGTCACTTTCGGACGTGGAGCTTCTTAAACTTAGGAGTTAAAAGATGGCTTACCCCACTGTTGACGCTCCTTACGGTTTCAAAGCTATTAATGAACTTAATGGCCTACCGTATGCCGGAGCAACGCGACAGATTCCCATCGCCAGCGGCTACAACACCAGTCTTTTCTATGGTGATCTAGTCCAACTGACGACCGATGGTACTCTGATCAAAACATCCTACTCTGCTGCTTCCAGCCCCACGTCAGTGATAGCTGGTCTTATCGGCGTGTTTGTAGGTTGTTCTTACACCAGCCCTTCAACCGGCCAGAAGTTGTTTGCTCAGTATTTCCCAGCAAACACTGCTGCTAACGACATCCTTGCATTTGTTGTGGATGATCCGTCGGCACTGTTCCGAGTTGCTATGGTTGGTCAAACCTCAAGCGAAAGCAATACTGCCTCGACAATTGGTTACGCTAACCAATCGTTTGTTGGAACGAACGTGTACGCAATTACCGGCGTTGCTGGTAGCACGACCACGGGCAACTCCAAAATGGCAGTGTCGGGTGATGGTCCTTCGAATGGTACTGGTAACGTTCGCGTTGCTTCCAATTCGTTGCCGTTCCGCGTTGTTGCTATTGTTCCTGAGACGGCATATACCGTTAATGGGACAGGATCTTCGTCCAGCACGACGATCACACTCGCTGCCGCTGTAACGGGTCTTCAAGCAGGTATGCAGGTCGTTTGCCCTGCCGCTTCTGCTGGTGGACTTCCTGGTGACTATAACTACGTCACCAACGTTAACAGCACTACTGTAACGGTAGCTAAGACTTTGACTGCCGCTTCTGGTTCTTCGTTTAGCTTTATTGGCTTCCCCGAAGTTCTTGTGAAGTGGAATCAAGGTTGGCATAGCTATCAATACGCTACCGCACTTGCGTAAAGGGGAAACTAAATGGCTATTTCACGCGCGCAACTACTGAAAGAGCTTCTCCCCGGCCTGAACGCATTGTTCGGTCTGGAGTATGCTCGTTATGGCGAAGAGCATAAGGAGATTTACGAAACTGAATCTTCTGAGCGTTCCTTCGAAGAGGAAACCAAGCTGTCTGGCTTTAGTGCCGCTCCGGTCAAACCGGAAGGCAGTGCGATTGCTTATGACAACGCACAAGAAGCATGGACCGCAAGGTACAACCACGAAACCATTGCTATGGGCTTTTCGATCACCGAAGAGGCCGTGGAAGATAACCTGTACGACAGCCTGTCGTCGCGTTACACCAAAGCATTGGCTCGTGCAATGGCTTACACCAAACAGGTGAAGGCAGCAGCAGTTCTGAACAACGGCTTTAACTCGGCAGTTACCTACGGTGACGGCCAGCCTTTGTTCTCAACGGCTCATCCTCTCATCTCTGGTGGCACCAACAGCAACACGCCTTCTACCGCTGCTGACTTGAATGAAACGTCGTTGGAAAACGCCGTCATTCAAATCGCAGGCTGGACGGATGAACGTGGTCTGTTGATCGCAGCCAAGCCACGCAAGTTGGTTGTTCCTCCGAACCTCATGTTTACAGCAACCCGCTTGCTGCAAACCGAGCTTCGTGTGGCTACAGCAGACAACGATGTGAACGCACTGAAGATGATGGGTTCAATCCCTGAAGGCTATACAGTGAATCACTTCTTGACTGACACCAACGCCTGGTTCCTCACCACCGATGTTCCCAACGGACTTAAGCACTTCGTGCGTACACCGTTGAGTACGTCAATGGATGGTGATTTCGATACCGGGAATGTCAGATATAAAAGTCGTGAACGCTACTCCTTCGGAGTGAGCGATCCGCTTGGTATCTTTGGAAGCCCAGGAGCTTGATGTAAATCAAGCACTTAGCGCAGAGAACCCCGCTTCGGCGGGGTTTTTTGTTTTTATTAAATTTTTAGGAGTATTACCTGTATCTAAGTCTAGTTTTTACTCTGTTGACACACCTCTCACAACCTGATAAAACCATACTATTCCGGGGTTATCCGGTGTATTAGACAGTCCCGGCTGACGACATGCAGACTAATACACCGTATCGCATGTGAGGAATGAAATGGCTAACACCACATTCACGGGTCCAGTAAGATCGGTTGCTGGATTCCAAGATATTTCAATCAACTCCACAACGGGTGCTGTCACTGTTGACGCCACGTTTGGATCTGCAACTTCTGTCGCTTCGCTTTCTGCCACGGGGAACGTAACTGCTGATAGCGGTACTGCTCCTGCTGCTGGCGGTATGGCGGCTTTTCTTATGTCTTCGACAGCAGGCCTTGGCATTTACGTAGGTTCTGGCGCGCCAACAGTATCGGCAGCGCAAGGGTCGTTGTATCTCCGCACTGATGGGTCTTCGACCAGTACTCGCGCCTACATCAATACGGACGGTGCTACGACTTGGACTGCTATCACGACCGCAGCCTAATTAGGAGTGCATCATGGGGATGCAATACGATGTATGGTCGGTAAAGATCAGATCAGATGCTGATTTTTATGTGACCTCCGTGACGCCTTCAGGGGCTGGCGCTTTGTCAATGGTAAAGAACCAGCCTGGTATCAATGGATATGGATATAAAGTATCCATCACTGGTGTTTCAAACGAAACGGGTAAGACTTTTACGATTGTTGGCAAGACGGTTGCTGGAAACACGGTGACTGAAGTTGTTACTGGTCCTAATGCCACAACGGTTTACAGTTCAAACTACTTTGCGTTTGTCACGTCTGTAACGGTGAGTGCTGCGACTACTGGCGCAATTACGGTAGGTTATGGCGGCGCATTAGCTTTACCGCCGACGCGAATCAAAGGACTGTATTACTTAGCCAGCGCTACCGCAGGTACGGTGGTTGTAACAAGAAACAGTGATTCACAAATCTTGTTAGAAATTGACACCCCTGCCTCAGCCACTCAAGTAAATAGCTTATACATGGCGGCTGAAGGTATTCGTACTGCGTACAGTAATAACGACTTTGCAATCGTTACGCCTACAGATGTCACGGCAGTGACACTGATCTGCGGATAAGCCATGGCTAAGAAAGGAATGGGAATTGCAACGTCTGTAAAGTCGGGCAATTTCCGTCCTACTAAACAAGGCGCAGGCATGACGGAGAAAGGTGTTGCGGCTTATCGCAAGGCCAATCCCGGCAGCAAACTCAAGACGGCTGTGACTAGTGACAATCCTGGACCGAAAGATGCGGCACGCAGGAAGTCATTTTGCGCTAGGTCAGCCGGTCAGATGAAGCAATTTCCTGAAGCAGCCAAAGACCCAAATAGCCGGATTCGGCAGGCAAGACGTCGATGGAAGTGTTAAATGGAAACGGGAATGCTAGTTTGGAATCTAATCACTTCTTTTTTAGTGGGGCTGGTGATGTTCATGGTGAAGCAAGCTTCTGATGAACAGAAACGTATCCAGATCCTTCTGAATAGAACTCGGGAGGAAATTGCCCGTGAATACATTACTCGTGCAGAAGTTAAGCAGGATTTTGAAAAAATTATGGAACGATTTGATTCAGGTTTTACAAGGCTTGAAGCAAAAATTGATGCCCTCGCTAAGAAAGGATGATCATGTCAGTGACAAATAACGTACCTAGCCCACCAGATATGGCATCGTCCGAATACGATCCACGTCTTGCTCCCAAAAAACCCATGCCAAAACCAAAGCCCAAGCCTGTTAAGAAAGCAGAATTGGAAGTAGAGGTGGCAACCGCTAAGAACGGTGGCTATGTCAAAGCCGCCGACGGATGCGTCAAAAAAGGACGCACTCGTGGCACGATGGTAAAGATGTAATGCCACCTGTTTCTAAAAAACAGAAACGTTTCATGCAGGCGGTGGCTCATAGTCCGTCGTTTGCAAAGAAGGTTGGCGTTCCAATGTCAGTAGGAAAAGAGTTCACTAAAAAGGATGGTGGTGAAGTGAAAGAATCCAAAGCAATGATGAAGAAAGAAGTTGGCTTTATGAAAGCCAAAGGCGCGCCAAAGTCTATGATCAAACATGAGATGGCGGAAATGAAAGGCATGAAGCATGGCGGTAAGGCTTATGCTGCTGGCGGTCTGGCTGCTGGGCATAAGGCTGCTGACGGCATCGCCAAGAAAGGTAAAACTCGTGGCATGGAAGTAACCATGAAAGGTTCTACCGGCATGAAGGCTGGCGGTAAGGTTAAGAAAATGAACTACGGCGGGAAGTGCTGAGATGATGGCTTCTCGTGGGATGGGGGTAATCATGCCTTCCAAAATGCCCACGGCTCGGCGTAAAAAGCGTCGAGACGATACGGACTTCATGGCCTTTGCAGAAGGCGGAGAGTCTCGTGTCAATGAAGCAGGAAACTACACTAAGCCGGGAATGCGTAAAGCATTGTTCAACAGCATTAAAGCTGGTGGCAAAGGTGGATCGCCGGGGCAGTGGTCAGCTCGCAAGGCCCAAATGCTTGCCATGAAGTACAAGCAAAAGGGTGGGGGTTATCGAGATTGAAAGCACCGCAGCAAAGTCTAAAAAATTGGACTGAGCAAAAATGGAGGACGCGCAGTGGCAAACCTAGCACACAGGGTCCAAAAGCAACTGGCGAGCGATATCTCCCGGAGGCGGCAATTAAGTCTCTTACACCTTCAGAGTATGCTGCGACTACAAGAGCAAAACGAGTTGGAAAAAGCGCAGGAAAACAGTTCGTTAAGCAACCGGCAAAAATTGCCGCAAAGACTGCGAGATTTAGATGACCACTAGCGGTTCAACTGGGTTTTCACCAGAGTTCACAGAAATAGCTGAAGAAGCGTGGGAGAGGGCTGGCCGTGAGATGCGGACTGGCTATGACCTACGCACTGCTCGGCGTTCCATGAACCTGATGACCATTGAGTGGCAGAACCGTGGCATTAACATGTGGACCATCGATCAGGGAACCATCACCCTGACGGCTGGTGTAAACACATATGCGTTGCCTGTAGATACGATTGATTTGTTAGAACACGTCATTCGTACCGGTCAGAATGTATCGTCTACACAGGCAGACCTAACGATTACACGTATTAGCGTTTCGACCTACGCTACGATTCCTAATAAGTTACAGCAAGCTAGGCCTATCCAGGTTTGGATTCAAAGACTCTCAGGGCAAGTTTCTCCTGCTAATGCAACGTTGTCTTCTACGATTAACTCAACGACAACGACAATCACACTTAGTTCAACGGCAAGTCTTCCTAGCGCAGGATTTGTTCGTATTGACAGTGAAGATATTCTTTATCAATGGTTAGATGGTAATTCGCTTGGCGGGGTAGTACGTGGACAGAACGGAACCACAGCGGCAAGTCACACATCAGGCGCGACAATATATAACCCTAACCTTCCAGCCATAACGGTTTGGCCTACGCCAGATAACAGTACGACCTATCAATTTGTCTACTGGAGAATGAGAAGGGTACAAGACGCAGGGGCAGGTATACAGACTGCGGATATGAACTTCCGTTTCCTTCCATGTCTAGTAGCTGGTCTTGCGTACTACATTGCTATGAAGCAGCCAGAACTCGTCTCTCGAGTTGATATGTTGAAAATGGCTTATGAAGAGCAGTTCAACTTAGCAGCAGGCGAAGATCGAGAGAAGGCTGCTATCCGATTTGTCCCACGCCAACAGTTCATAGGATCTGGAGGTGGATATGGGTAATCGATACGCCTCGGGTAAAAACTCTATCGCCATGTGCGATAGGTGCGGTCAGCAATTTAAGTTAAAGAAGCTCAGAACAGAAGTTATAAAAACCAAACGGTATAACTTATTAGTCTGTGATGAGTGTTGGGATCCCGATCAACCTCAATTGCTTCTTGGGATGTTTCCTGTGGACGACCCACAGGCTGTACGTAATCCAAGAAAAGATACGACATATGTGACGGCTGGTGTAAACGGGTTAGAGTTATTGCCTAATGCGTCAGGTGGTTTTCCTACTGGAGGATCAAGAGATATTCAGTGGGGATGGAATCCGGTTGGTGGCGCTTCGGCATATGATGATCCTCTCACGCCAAACTACTTGGTTGCAGCGACGGCTGTTGGTACAGTAACGATATCTACCACATAGGGGTATAGAAATGGATGCAAAATCCGCAGTACATAAACATGAAAAGGCTATGCATCCTGGCAAGCCTTTGACCAAATTAGCAAAAGGTGGAAAGACCAACGCCGATATGCTTAAGATGGGACGCAACCTTGCTAAGGTAGCTAACCAGAAGAAGTCTTCATTTACCTATCGAGGCATGAAAT